CATACGGCTGTTGATAGCTTTGCATTTTTATTAGATAGTTAAGATATGTTAAAAAGACATTGACTTGGATTGTGAATGTGTATAAATCGTTTCCCGATGTGTAATCAATCAAATCCATATACGGATATTCACGGTGAAAAAATACGAACGGTAAAACAAACTCGCCATTATCGTATTTATATTTGTTTTCGTCGAATGTCGGGCTTCCTCTTTTATCAAGGCTTCTGGTTTCAATTGTGCCGTCGTCTGTATAAATAATTATTTTCCCGCCTGAACGATATGCAAATGATGTCAATTTGAAAGGGTCGTTATCGTCAACTTCTATTTCAACATTATTCAAGGTTATAATATCGTATTCAATTGTATCACCTACCCAGCGGGGCATAACCACAACCTCATTGCAAGCGTTGGTTAAAAGATTTACGACCGGCATTACAAGGTCAAGGTTGGAATTTGATATGAGTTCCTGATATTTTTCGTCTGGCTTTTCGGTTTCACCTGACTGAACATTGGCACGCCTGACAGCCTGATTCAAATAAACCTTGCTCCGCATTTGATGCACTCTTTTGAATATGTTGCTTTCAGTACTGAGCAATTGTTTCATACGTTCATAAACAACGGGCGTAAACTGGTCTTGCATTTCAGTTTCAACAGCGGATTCGAAGTTATCATTAAGCATGTTTATCCGGTCAAGAATTGACATGTTTAAAACTGCTTGTGTTTGTGCTTTAATCTGTTGGACGTAAGCGAGCGATTCGAGATACAACCGAGACTCCTGAAAACTATACCAGTCCCGCCGGTTACTTATAATATGGACATAACTTTGTTATTTGTCAAGAACTATTTTAGTTTATTTTAAGATTGTTAGGTAAGGCTAACTTGTGCTTTCATCCATTCTTTTACATCGTCGTCAATATCCTTATAGTCATCAATCAGCTTATAAATAATATCTTTTGTTACAAGCGTTCCCGGCTCAATATATCCTAATTCTATATCCGGCAATTCTCTGATTTTTTCAAACGTCTTGTAGGTTATCATAACAACTCCTTATTTAACTATTTGATATTCCTAATCGCCGTTCTAATTTTTCAACTCTTTCCTGCAATTTTAGCAACAATAAAACTGCATCTCCCAAATCGCCATTAAATATAACCACATCATTTTCTCTTACAATAATCTTTTCTTCAGTCTCCATTATACAACTCCTTATTCAACCCATGAACTTAAATCATAAGTCTCAAATGAGTTCATACGCCTTAATAAAATCTCATTGCGTCTTGTAAGCTCTTTGATTTTTTCACGATTAACAATATATTCTCGTGTCAATATTGTTATAGTGTCTTTTTTTATTTTATCTGGATTCAGCCATATTGATTCATTTATAGGTTTCATAACAACTCCTTATATACCTTTCCTTACTTGCCTACATGTTTTTATATGAAATAATAACGCCTCAAATGCATTATGGCTATGATGATAAAAGTCTTCCCTATTTATTGCGGTTTCATATAACGTGCCATCATGCCAGTTACACAATAATCTAACTGTGCTTATTTCATTTCCCTTTACATTAGATACAAAACATATTCTATATTTTGATACATTGATATCGTGTTTTTTTGCAGTGCGCATAATGCTTTGTGATTCTGTAAATATTATAATTTTCATATAAACCTCACATTTACTTCCCGCTTTTTAGGCGTATAAAAACATAGTAATAAAGCATCGGCAAGGTCAGGGCTTTTACCAGCCCGGTCTTTATATCGCTTTTTACTTTCAATACACCGCTGTCCTTTTTTATTCACGTCCCATAACCGTCCTGTCAATTCGGCTTTCAATTCTGAATCGTCAATCAAATCCATTTTATCAATACTCTCGGCAAAGTCAAACCACATTTCACTAGCAACCATATCATATTTATGGTGGTCATTCGGCGTGCCTCCAAAGTTGACCGGTATCACATTATACCCGCCAGCCGCCAACATATCCGTTACGCCCCCACCAACGCCCGTGTCATCAACTTTGATTGCTATTGTCTTGTCTTGATTGATAAATTCTATAGCATGAGCAACTGTCTTGTCAACTGGTATCTTTTTGTATACCCGATAATCAAGCACCTTTAATCCATGCCGTTTATACATAACCGTCCGGTCATCTCCAAACCGTGCAACGTCAACGCCTACTTCAATAACACCTATTGGTTCGATAGTGCGCTCCATCGCTTTCGATACATCGCTCCGTTTTAACACTGCCATATCAGCTTGATTTTTCGGTTGACCTTCCCAGATATGCAGATACAAATCATAATTTTCAGCTTTACATTTAAGCATTTCTTTTTTAAGCACTTCAGTAAAAAATGGATTATCCCAGTAATTTGTATTTATAATTACTGTGTCCGGTGTTGGATTCCTACAAAACGTTTCATATATCGGGTCATTTTCAGCGTATCGGTTAAACGTTGCCCATATTTCAGAACCCTCTTCCCTGATAGTTGGTATGATTAAATCAAGCGATTCACGGCTTACCGATTGCGCCTCTTCAATCCAACAATAATTTATGCGCTCCATGCTTTTAATTTCCTGCACATTAGAATGTAATCCCTTGAATATGAACTCACTGCCATTGACGGTGTTTACTATCGATTCACGCTTTACATCGTATTGTTTTATATTGTATTTATCGATTAAGCGCTTTAATAAGTAATGGACACTATCCCTAATAGTATGCTGTATTTCACGTGTACATAAAACACGTATTTTCTTTTCAAGTCCCTTGACTAATAATGCAGTTGTAACACTCCATGACTTCATACCAGCCCGCCCGCCGTGCATCATCTTATACCGGTAAGGCTTTAATAACGGTAAAAATGGTTCGGGGAAATCAATGTCCATTTATTTTATACACCAATTCGTCTTTATATGTCTTATTCATTTTAATTTCTACAACTATCTCTCCATTTATCAAACTATTTTTTATAATTATCCGGCTTGCTTTCCGATTCAATACATTTTTCCCTTTTATTAAAATTTCTATTACATTTTGATTCAACCTCTTTTTTATATGCTTCAATTTCTGCTTCTTGCTTTTTAATACATTTATTAATATTGCTCATAGCTTCTTCTAATGTTTCAAATATATAGTCTTCTTTTATACAGCCTGAAATTGAATCTCCAATAGGATTGTAAATATTGTCAATTAAATAGCTGAAACATTTTTTGCCATGCCAATATACTATTGCTTTTATAGTCCCCATACAACTTGTATTTTCAACATCAATATTGGCGTTTACCGCAACTGATTGACCTATCTTATATTTTGGGCTTTTCACCATTAGATTCTCCCTTCGCTTTTACTACATTTAGATTGACTGTTGTATCCATTTCACCGCCGATGTTGAGGTTCTGTGTCTGTGTGGGTTTTCCTAAATTCCTATCAGCTTTCGCATTGATAGCGCCTAACAATGTTCTTCGGTCTTTTGCTTCTATGCTTTGCCTTATTAAAGTATTGTATTGTGTATTAAATTCAGCCATTGCCTCCTCAGCCGTGATATTTGTATTATCAATCATTACTTGCCGGGCTTCTTTTATATATTCATCAACTTGTGTCCTTTTAATATTCCATGTTTTTCCACCATATTCCACTATATCGCTTCTAGGATAGCCTGATTCAATCATTTTGATTACTGTCTTGACTCGTATCAATATTTCGGCTCGTGTTGACTTTTTATGTTTTTCAACTTGCTTTGACATAATTATTATACCTATTTCTTATTACATCGCAGTATATGGGGTCGATTTCCATCATGTAACATATACGTCCTGTCTTTTCACAAGCTATTAAAGTGCTTCCGCTTCCGCCGAATATGTCAAGAATTATATTACCTTTTTTTACAGCACTAATACATTCTGATACAAATTTTAATGGTTTAGGACAACTATGTAATTCTCTTAATCCGTCTTCCCTATCTGAATTATAATCAAAATAATCTAAGTTATATTTATGTTTTGTCTTGCCAAATAAAAACAAAGGCTCTACTTTCCTAAAATATGAAAGCTTACCGCCAGTTTGTTTATTTCTGCTAATCCAATAAAATATATCTGAAGGCTCTTTTAATAGCCAATATTTATTATATTTCCAGCCAGCAGTTATAAATAAAAAATCACTGTGTCTTTTTAATATACTAAACCATTTATCACAAAACTTCAAATATTCATTGCCCTGCACATCTTTATAAGAATTATAATCATAATTCAAACCATACGGCGGGTCTGTAAACACCATATCCGCTTTATTTCCGTCCATCAGCTTCTCAACATGCTTTTCATTAGTAGCATCGCCGCACATTAACCGATGCCTTCCCAGCTTATAAACCTGTCCTAATTTACTATCCGGCTCTTTTACCTGTTCGATAGCCTTGTCAACATCAAAGTCCTCTTCAGCGCCTTCTGTAAATGTAATATCGGCTATTTCATCAATATCAAATCCTGTAAACATATCATCAATTTTAGGCAATTCTATTTTCAGTATATCATTATCCCATGATGCAAATTCGCCGGTTTTATTATGTGCTATACGATATGCAATGACTTGCTTGCGTGATAAATCAGCGTGCTTATTTACATATAATTCTTTATAGTCAAGTTGCTTTAATGCTTTCCAGCGGGTATGTCCTGCAATTATGACATTATCCTTATCGACTTCAATTAAGTTC